TATAGCTAAAAGATCTGGATCGTGGAGTCACGCTATGGCTTGGGTTGCGGTTGATGATTCCAGAGAAAGGCACAACGAAATACTATTCTGCATTCAAAATTCGTGGGGCGTCTGGAATGGCGGTCCTAAAGTATTAGATCAACCAGATGGTTCATTCTGGATTAGGGAGAGAGATGCTATAGGAATGATTAATCAAAGTGGTGCTTGGGCCTTTAGTGATGTTGATGGCTTCCCTCCGAGAAAAACAGACTGGACTCTAGATGAGGTATTCTAATGAAAAGTAAAATAATTCTCACGATAGTTCTCTTTTTATCGTCATCTGTAGCATATTCAGAACTTGATAAATCAATGTTTGAAAAGTTATATGCTAGTATGGTGGATCAATGGAGAGTTGATGTAGTAAAAGCATTCGATGAAGCTGAAAAGGAATTACTTGATATAAATACTCCTGTTGGACCAAATGAAGATCCAGCAAAATGCCCATGCAAAGGAAGTGGAGTTATTGTTCACGGTGACGGCCACGAAACTCCTTGCCCATTCCATAGTAAGGAATTTGGATCATTGAATACAAAAGGATTTGTATGTGAATGCGATAGTAGGTGTGCATGTGAAGTATGTCAATGTGAAAAAATGGAGATCAAATAATGTTTGACTTGGAATTCATCCTAAAGGGTGTAGCACTAGTAGTTGCTATTGGATTACTACTAACAAATGTAGACTTTTCATATTTACTAGCCAAGCTAACTATCAAATCTGATAAAGTTGTTGTTCCAAATAATAAGGTAATAGTCAAGGTTGATGAGGATAGTCAATTCCTCAAAACTCTTGAATTATGGTATTTGCTAAAGAAACAATGCGATGATGCTAATCTTAAAGAAGCATCACTTAAAATGGATGAGGTGTTTCCTCTATTGAATGATAACTTAGAGGAGGCTTAAAATGAGATTAGTAAAAATTGCAGTTGCAATTGGACTACTGTTCTTCGTATTCTTTGGATCAATTCCAGATGGAATAAACATTAATCCATTACCACCAGATGAAGTCGATGAGGTTGTAACATTAATTGATGTTGAAAAGCCATCTGATGAGATTTTATCAAAGGTAAGACCAGTTGCGTCTTTAGTTACCAGTATAGAAGATAAGGCAAAGATTGCATTGTTTAATCATGAATTTGCCTCAAGGATTAGCAGATATGTAGTAGACTGTCAGCAGTTAAATGATATATATACCAATGCTAGCAAAAGATTTTTTGGGGATAGTATGAAAGGTAAATATCCACTTCTATCCTCAAAGTTAGTAGAACTATTTGAATCAGTACTAACTGATGAAAATCATATAATATCAACAGAAGAGAAGGATTCGATAAGCAAGCTCTTTAATGGATTGGCTTGGGCATTACTGGAGAAATAGTATGGACGTTTCCAAAATCAAAGAAGCTATTGAAAGTATTTTCTCATCAGATGGATTGCAAATAGCAAAGTTTAAATTCTTTTGCCCTCCAGAAATTTCAACTGGTATCTCAAAAACTGATGAAGGCGTTAGTATAAATTTCCTAGATAAGCTACCATATGTTAAAACGAGAAAGCTTCTTATTCCGATTACTGTTGAAGTAGAAGGCTTAACTCTTAGAGATAATGGCGGAACTGTAAAGCTAAAATATTTGCCAGATTTTGATTTCAGTTATGACTTCGCCAATGACGAAAAAACATTTGGTACTCCACCACAAAAGAAATTTGACTTAACAAGCATTAAAGATCAGATTGCAACCCAGTACCCAGACCCAGAAAGACAAAAAATAGCAAAATTAGTATTGAAATATGCAAACGAATGGTCTGTCCTTGCAAGTGCTTCTGGTTTAGACATAAAAGAATGTAGCAAAAATAGCAGGAAGAAATTAACGGAAGACTGTAAGGCTTTCGTAAAGGATAATATAATCAAATCACAAGAAATAGAAGCAAAGTCAGCTATACTGACTTTTATTGTGCTGTATTTTGTACTTCCGGCTATTATTAACTGGGTAGTAAAAAAATTCCTAGATAACTTTTTCAACTAAATACAAATTCCAGAAAGGAGTTGTATTATGAAAAGTCTCCTCATTGTATTATTACTCACATCTTTTACGCCTTTTGGGCCTTTTAATTTCCTCAATGAAGATCCCCCCGCACCTGAGCCAGTTCAAGTTGTTGATCCTGCTCCAGTAGTAAAAGAAAAAAGCAAAAAGAAACTGCTTTATTTCACAGCGTCATGGTGCGGTCCATGTCAAAACTTTAAAAGGAATGAGCTTCCCAAATTAGTAAAACAGGGTTTCGATATTGAAGTTTACGACATAGACGAAACCCCTGAAATGTATAGAAAATGGAAAAAATCTGATAGATATATACCACTTTTTGTTTTCATAGGCGAAGATGGCAAAGAATACTCCAGAACAACTGGATATCAAACATCAACGGCTATTTCAAAAATCTGGAATGCAGAATAGTTTTTCTACTTGACAGGCATTCTCTAACGGTGTATACTGCCATGCAGAAACAGTATTTTTTTCTCATTGAGAGCTAAAATAGAAATATCCAAATAGCCAGTAGGTCATTGACCCGCTGGCATTTTTTAACTAGATATAGAGAGTTTAGATTATGAAAGTAACAAAAAGAGACGGCGAAAAGGAAGATTTTTCAGTTGAGAAGATACATAAGGTTGTTGAATGGGCTACAGAGGGAATAAATGGGGTTTCCTTTTCAGATATAGAAATGAATGCTAATCTATCTCTCTACGATAGTATATCAAGTGAAGAAATACATCAGATACTTATCAAATCTGCTAATGATCTCATATCAAAATCAGCACCAAATTATCAATACGTTGCTGCTAGATTGCTCAATATGCAACTTCGTAAAACCGTTTGGGGTTATGGAGATCGCCCTCTTAATTTTGTTCATTTTCTAAAAACAAATATTGATAATGCTGTTTATGACCCATTCATTCTAGAGAAATGGTCAGAAGAAGATATTCAAACATTTGAAAAGCATATCAATCATGATAGGGATAATCTATTCACATATGCTGGACTTCAACAACTCATAGATAAGTACCTAGTAAAAAACAGAACTACTGGCAAGATATACGAGACTCCACAGTTTGCATATATGTGTATTGCTATGTGTTTATTTGATACTGTTAGCGAGGTAAAAGAAGCATATGATTGTTATTCAACATTTAAGATCAATCTACCAACGCCAATTATGGCTGGCGTTAGAACAAATATTCGTCAGTTTGCCAGTTGTGTACTTGTTGATGTTGATGACAATCTCGACGCGATTTTTTCTAGCATTCATGCTGTTGGAAAGTATACTGCCCGCCGTGCTGGCATTGGATTAAACATTGGGCGTATGCGTCCCATTAATTCTCCTATTCGTGGAGGAGAGGTTATCCATACTGGATTGATTCCATATTTGAAGAATTTTGAGTCAGCAGTTAAGTCTACTAGTCAAAATGGTCTTCGTGGTGGCTCTGCCACCGTCCATGTTCCGTTTTGGCATTATGAAACCGAAGACATTCTTCTTCTAAAGAATAATGCTGGAACAGACGATAATCGAGTTAGAAAGTTAGACTATTCTATACAGTTCTGCAAGTTGTTTTATGATCGTCTTATAAAGAATGAAGATATCACCCTATTTAGCCCTCACGAAGCAGTAGGCTTGTATGATGCGTTTGGTGATAACGAAAAATTTGAGAAACTATATCTCAAATATGAAAATTCTAAAGGCATGATGTTTAAGAAAAAGATTTCAGCAAGAAAGCTTGCAGAAGTATATTGCAGAGAACGTCTAGAGACGGGACGAATCTATTCTATGAATATTGATAACGCTAACGAGCATGGCTCATGGAGTATACCATGTTATATGTCTAATCTTTGTCAGGAGATTATTCATCCAACTCAGCCAATTCAGTCCATTGATGATAAAGATGGTGAGATCGGAATTTGTATTCTTTCCGCAATAAACCTTCTTGAACTATCAAGTGACGAAGATATTGAAAAGGCATGTAGAATGGCAGTAAGAACTCTAGACTCAGTAATTGACTATCAAGAATATCCAGTTGCTGCTGGCGAAAATTTCACTAAAAATCGCAGATCTCTAGGCATCGGTATTACAAATCTCGCTGGGTTCTTGGCTAAAAATAAAGTTCTATATAGCGACAATGCCGCATTGCACCTTATTCATGAAACAATGGAAAAGATTCAATGGAATCTCATTAATGCTAGCTGTGATCTAGCAAAAGAAAAAGGAAAATGTCCAAAGTTTGAAGACACAAAATATGCTAAGGGACTTCTCCCCGTTGATTGGTACAAGAAAACAGTAGATGAACTTGTTAAGCCTGTATATACAATGGATTGGGAATCGCTTAGAAAGAAGGTCGCTGAGTTTGGTCTACGTCATTCTACTTTATCTGCAATCATGCCATGTGAAAGTAGTTCAGTAATTCAGAATAGCACAAATGGTATTGAGCCTGTTAGAAATCTACTTTCCTTCAAGAAGGCAAAAAACGGTGTGCTTAAACAGCTTGTTCCATACTTCTATTCACGTAAGAACTATTACACAACCGCATGGAGTCTAAAAGATAATAAATGCATTCTTAATATCTCTGCTGTTATCCAAAAGTTTGTTGATATGAGTATGAGTACAAATCTATATTACAATTATGCCAATTATGATGGCGGAAATATTCCACTAAGCGTAATGATTAAAGATCAAGTCTATGGATATAAATACGGACTAAAGAACTTTTATTACGCTAATACGCCAGATGGCGATGGGGAAACTGAAAAGGAAATGAACTGCGAGTCTGGAGCATGTGCAATATGACAATATGGTGGAACTGTCCTCAATGTAATAAAGTTACAGATGAATTCGAAAGTATTAAATCAAGTAAATGTCCTAAATGTATAACAGAAAAGGAGAAAGAAATGTCGAAAATATTTCAGACTAGATTCTATAGAGTCGAAAATAAAAATAGACATCATAATGCAACTGAGTGGTATTTCTTATCTAAGACTGTTAATGGTCAAGATTACTTATTTACAAAGGCGGCACTCGATGAAGCACAAACAAGAGCAGAAAAAAATCCAGAAGATATCCCAAGCAATCTTATTTCAATCAATCCAGAGGAAATACTTAACGAAAAAGAATGGCTCATCACAGAAAAGTCAAAACTAGAAGATGCACTTGACATTGAGAGTAGAACTGTTAGAATTTGGAAGTACATAGCATTTGGAAGTATGTTTTTCTTTTATGCTTTAGGTCATTCGGTATACTTTTTAGCTACAGGTTAGGTTTTAAAATGAAGACTATATTCAATACCAAAAACATTGATCCTATGAGTCAGCCATTATTTCTTGGTAAGGATCTTGGTGTTCAACGATACGATATGATCAAATATCCAGTCTTTAAAGATTTGGATAGTAAGCAGATGATGAACTTCTGGCGTCCAGAAGAAGTTGAGCTTAAAAAAGATAGAAGTGATTTTCAAACACTAACTGATAACGAGAAGTTTATCTTCACCTCTAATTTGAAATACCAGACAATGCTCGACAGTGTAATTTGTCGTGGAGTTCCTACTCTTCTAGAATACGTTACAAATACTGAACTTGAAGCGTGTTTAATGACATGGCAATTCTTTGAAAAGGTCCATTCTCAGAGTTATAGCTATATCATTCAGAATGTTTACGCTGATAGCTCTGAAATCTTCGGCGGTATCTATGAAGATAAGGAAATAATGAAGCGGGCAAACAGTGCTATTCGCGACTACAATGACCTTATGGGAATGAATATTGATACTAATAAGGTTTCTGATATTAAGAAACAAATCTATATGACGATTGTTAGTATAAATATACTTGAAGCGGTTCGCTTCTATGTTAGCTTTATTTGCTCCTTTGCATTCGCCGAAAATAAGAAGATGGTTGGCAATGCAGATATTATTAAGCTTATTAAGCGTGATGAAGCATTACATCTTACAAATACGCAAGAAATCTTGAAAATTCTTCATAGAGAGGATTGTGAAGGATTTATTAAAACTGCAAATGACTGCCAAGAAGATGCACTTAAAATGTTCGAAAGTGCAGCAGCGGAAGAAAAAGAATGGGCATCCTATCTATTTAAAGATGGTTCAATTATTGGTCTAAATGAAACCGTGCTGCATAAGTATATTGACTGGCTATGTATGTCAAGGAGAAAGACTATTGGCCTGCCATATGACAGCGTTGGAAAGAATCCAATTGCTGGATGGACTGAACCTTGGCTAAATAGCGAAAGTGTTCAGGTTGCACCACAAGAACATGAAATTACTTCATATAAGATTGGTGCAAGTAAGAATGATTTGAGCGAAATGGATTTTGGAGATATGGGACTATGACAAATCCTTTTAAGGATAACGTAACTATTGAAGGAAATAATATGAGCAATCTATTCACGTTGATTAATAATGTTGTTAAATGGCATCATGATCGTAACCTAATTGATGGAAGTACTGATAAAGACCAAACGCTTAAATTGCTACAAGAGCTTGGTGAGTTATCAGACAGTGTATGTAAGGGAAAAGATATCAAGGATGATATTGGTGATATGCTTGTCGTGATGCTAAATATTACAGAAAGAAATGATGTATCCATAGCAGACTGTCTTGAGCGAGCATGGGATGATATCAAGGACCGTAAGGGCAGAATGGTAGATGGAATTTTCGTTAAAGAACAAGATTTATGAGGTAAAATATGCCAATCCCAAAAAGAAAAGAAGACGAAGATAAATCAGCATTCATCACTAGATGCATGTCTGATTCTGTTATGAATAAGGAATATCCAGAAAATTCAAAGAGATATGCTGTATGCATGGGTGCTGCCAAAGGCACGCAAATGCAACAAGTGCAAGACAAGTATTATGAGAATACATATGGATCAACCGAAGAGTTAACAGAAGATAATATTTATTTCCCAGAAGAATCAGATTATGTAGATTTTGATGAAGCGTCAGAAGAATGGGATGTAGCCAAAGAACGTCCTGGTCTATGGGAAAACATTCGCAAAAAGAAGGAACGTGAAGGCAAGAAATATAAGCCAGCAAAACCTGGAGATAAAGATCGCCCAGATCCAGATGCATGGAAAAGGGCACAGTCTAAGTATAAATATAAAGACATTGAAACAAACGAAATTTTCCTGTATGATAGGATGGGTGTATACCGAAGAAACGGTAGAGTTTTAACATATATCGGTAAAGCAAGTGAAGATAGCGGTATGCAGATTTCACAAATAAATAAAATGCACGATCAGTTAATGGTTCTATCTAAAATAGTTAAATCTATTCCTGTAGAATTTCAAGAATGGACTAAAGATCATATTTCCAAGGCAGAGTACTATATTCAGGCTGTTTATGATGCTATTCTTTATCCAACTGAAAAAGAAGAAGATGAAGTAGAAAAACCAAACAAAGTTGAAACAACTGACGATATAGAATCCGCCTTTTCATCAGAATATCAAGGTCGTAAAGTAACTCTTAATAAGCCTTTCAGAACTCCAAAAGGGCCAAAGAAATTTTCCGTATACGTTAAGAACGATAAGGGCAATGTCGTTAAGGTAAATTTCGGAGATCCTACAACTGATATCAAGCGTGATGACCCAGAAAGAAGAAAGTCTTTCAGAGCACGACATGGATGCGATAAAGACCCAGGACCGCGATGGAAGGCAAAATACTGGAGTTGTCGTCAATGGAGAAGTAATAAAAAAGTAGAAGATTAATGTATATTTTGGTGATGCCTTTAATTTTAACAAATTACACTTACACTCAATCTAAAGCTATTTACTACAGATTAATTAAAAAACATTAAAATCTTCTCTCAAAGAAAGATATAAATGAAAAAGAAAAAGCCTTTACAACACATAAATAAGAGTAATAGACAATTAGAGCAACAACAAAGAAATGAACCTAAAACTCTGGAGGCAAAAACATACAATCATAAGCAGTATATCAAGTCTATTTTGAGTAATGATATTACAATTTGCGTTGGTCCTGCTGGTTCTGGTAAATCATACATATCAGCAGGAATGTTCTCTCGTTTTTTACGAGAGGGTAAGTACGATCAAATTATTGCAACAAGACCGTTGGTTTGTTCAGGTAAAGATATAGGATCTCTACCTGGAGAAATGAATGAGAAAATTGCTCCTTATCTAAAACCTATAGAAGAAAACTTTAAATACTTTTTAGGTTTTTCAAACTACGGTCAGTTATTAAATGATAGAAGAATTAGATACGAGCCTTTAGAAGTCATGAGAGGTTCAACATTTCATAACTCCCTCATGATTCTAGATGAAGCTCAAAATTGCACGGTTGATCAAATTAAGATGTTTATCACTAGAATGGGTAATAACTCAAAAGTTATAGTAAATGGGGATATTAAACAGACAGATATTAGAGATTTGAATGGATTGAGCATAGTAATTGATAAACTTAACTCAATACCAGGAATTGGTATCTGTAGATTCAACTATGATGATATACAGAGAAATGGTATAATAGGAAGGGTTCTTAGAGCTTTGGAGGAATAATGCCGAGATATGATTATAAGTGCGAGCATTGTGGCTTTCAGCTAAACGATGTTTATCAATCAATGTCTGATAAGCCACTTTCTCGCTGCAAGAATTGTAAAAAAAATAAATTGAAGCGTGTCATTTTCTCCCCTCATGTTTTCGTGAGGGGAGAACCAACTACAATGGGACAGCTTGCTGAAAGAAATAGCGAAAAGATGGGAAAGTCCCAGGTTCAAGAAATGGCCCATAAAGACAAGGAGAGCAAAAAATCTGCATTGTCTGAGGCTAAAAAAGAAATGCGTTCAAAGATCGGATCTATGAACGAATCTCAAAAAAGGAGATATATTGAAGATGGAAAGATGTGATTCTGTAATACTTATTACTCCAACAATTGGAGAATATAATCAGAGTAATATATTCCTAAGAAATATGAATACTGATGAAATTAAATTCTTAGGAGAGGATTTAGTAGTTGAATATAGAAAAAAACATGATTCTTATAGTGAATGCATTAAGGATCTAAAAGAAAAAATGAAACGAATAAAATCAATATTGGAGGATTAAAATGGCTAAGAAAAGAACTACGAAAAGAACATTGTCTAAAGCTGAAAAGTTCTATATCACAAACAAGTGTGCAACTTCTAGCTTAGAAGAAGTATCTAGGGATCTTGAATGTCCAGAAAGTGTCATCTCTGAATTTTATACAGAATGTCTTGACAATCTCAAAATGCGAGATACAATAGATAATCTAATGATCAAAGACAAAAAGAATGGATGTACAGTAATGACTAAGGAGGCATCGGAAAAGGGTGAAGCCACAAGAAAATCAAGAACCGTCCGAAACGACACGAATCACATCCACAAGATCAGACAAGGCTAGAAGGCCAAAAAAGCCTAAAGAATGCACAGAGAAAACTCCGTTTAAGTCAAAGTACAAGGAGGGCTATATTACGCCCTCCAACTTCTTGGCGGAAATGATTTTTGAGAAAAGGAACGAGGCATTTAATAGCGGCAAATGTCCAGAACGATTCTGGGTAACGGGAAATAAACTACATGGTGCATACAAAGGTCAAGTTATTGCTGCTGCAAAACTACTAAAACAGTACCATGTAGATTCTATTATTAAAGCCATTAAGTCTCCAGAAGCTAAATATATCCTAAAAATTCAGGATAAAAAGCTGATTCCCATTATAGAAAAATTTGAGAAGAATCGGCTTGACAAGACGCTAACCGAGAGCTATAATACAACCGATGGCATATCAAAACCGTTCAGAGGTAAGAATAAAAACGTATTGAAGGATCTTTAATCTATGGCTAAAGATAAAAAGAAAGTTGATTTGAGTACCGATAAGGCTATACAGAAAGCTTTCGGTAAAGTTGTTTCTAAGGGGTCTGAATTAATTGCTACAAAAAAAGACCTAAAACCACTCAGTGTGAGTCCTGCATTAGATTTAGCACTTAATGGCGGTCTTCTAGAAGGTAGCTGGACAATCATATCTGGAGATCCTAAGACTGGCAAGAGCACAACATGTCTACAGGTGTGCAAGAATGCACAGGATGAAGGCAGGCCGGTTATATATGTAGACGGAGAAAGTAGGCTAAAGGCTTACAATCTCGTAGGAATTGAAGGATTAGATCTAGAAAAGATTCAGATTATTCATAGTCCAGACGATGGCGAGTCTCTAGCGGCAGAAGATTTTCTTGATATTGCTGAGAGTCTCATGAAACGTCAAGAAAATCATGGTGCCGTATGTGTCATTGATTCATGCTCATCATTAGTTCCAAGAGCAGAACTAGAAGAGAGTACATCCGCTTCACTACGTGCTAGTCTACCGAAGCTTTTATCTCACTGGATTAAAAAGAATGCACAAACCGTTGCAAAGAATAAGATCAATGCACTTATTATTACCCACTACATTACAAATACATCTGGTTATGGTAAAGTCAAAATACCAGACTGTGGTGTAATGGTTCAATATCAAGCTGATACTAGACTCGATATCTCGAAGATAGAGCCTTGGGAGGAAAATAATAAAAGGGTTGGTCAGCTAGTACATTGGAAAATATCTTGTTCATCTATGGGAGCCTCTGGTACGGAATGCATCAGCTATATCAAGTATAATAAAGGCATTGATAAACTAAAGGAAATCATAGAACTTGCAGAATCTTTCGGTATTATAGAGAAAGCCGGTGCATGGTATTCTATACCATTCTTGGAAGGAACAGAAGGGTTTGACGAACCTCCAAAATTTCAAGGACAGTCTAAGATATATGAATTTCTTGTTGAGAGAAAAGATATCTTTGATGCCGTTCACTCTAAAGTAAAAGAGATGTTGTTAGATGATTAGAGTTTTAGGATTCGATCAAAAAGAACACAAGTTCAATTTTGCTAAAAATAAAAACCGAAAATATCTCAGCAACAAATCCTCTCTACATGTAAAAACAAGAGAGATTATAGAAGAGCTTTTTCCGACTCTTTCCGTGTATGAAGAAGTAACTCTTCCAGGCTCAAAGAAGCTTGGAAGATCTTCTTTATTATATGCTGATTTTTTTATTCCAGAATTAATGCTTATAGTTGAAGCACATGGAAGACAGCATTATCAGTATTGTTCTTTTTTCCATGCAAATAAAATAGACTTTATCAATACTAAGAAAAGAGATCTTGATAAGATTGAATGGTGCGAAATGAACGATATTAAAATAGCAGTACTACCTTTTGACAGGAAAGAAGAATGGAAACAAATAATACTGACAATTGCGAATCAATAAGAGGTCTGGATGAATTTACTTCTTGGGTAGAAGCATTCTGCAAGCAAAATAATATCATAGAGTATAAAGATAGCGAACATTATGATCACATAGTAAATATGCCACATGAAGATATACTCAGTCTATCTAGCGATGAATGCTTTGCGAATGCACTCACTTTAATGAATTATGCTGGCACTCTACAGAAAAAGCATGATCTCATAGATAGTCAATATCAATGGTGTACAGAGGCTATGAATACTATCTACGCTAGATATTGGGATAGATATGATAAATTTCTACCGGCTGAAGTAAGAAAAAAGTCTATCCTCATAGAAAATTCTTACGCTCAGGTAGTTGAAAAAATCAGACTCAGGCTGTATGCTAGTATGCAGATCCTGAATGCAACTGCTAAAGATATTAAGAAAAAGGTTTCATTATTTCAAGATTTAGGAAAGGCAAGGACATATAAATGAATATAGCAGAATTACTCAAGAAGGCATTAGCAGATGCCGATTGGACATCTGTATCCGAGGCATACTACATGCTTTCTGGTGAAAGAATGATAGAGCCTGGAGAAACAGATGTTTTTAGTATGTTTACTAGCATCATGAATAAACTTGATGAAGTAATGGGTAGTAAACCGGAAAAAAAACCAAGAACACCAGCAAAGAAAAAATCAAAACCCACAATAAAAAAGAGGACAGAGGTTGACAATGACTTCTCAACAAAGTCTAATAAGCCTTCTCGCAGCATTGCCGATAGAAAATTTGAAAACAAGTTTGAAGCAATGAGTGATGTAATTGCAGAGGCGGAGCGTGAAAGCGGATATGACAAAATTAATGATAATATAAAACCAACTAGTAGAAGTAGAAAATCATATAAAACAAAGACGGTTAAGTGTATTGAATGTTTAAAATCATCTGATGTAAATCCAGTATTTGCAAAGGAAAACTACATATGTGATAATTGCCTTCAAAGAAGAGGTCGTTAATGTCTAAAATAGAGAGTAATCTTAAGAATGTTGCTTCTGAACGTGCAGTTCTTGCCGGTCTATTTCAGCATGGTCAAGAAAGCCTAATTGAAGTAGAACTATTCATTAGCGAAGAAAGCTTTACTCTTGATGCAAATAAAGTCCTATATAAGTGTATTGTTCATGCTCTAAAGGATAAAGAGACTGCTGGATATGCAGATATTTTATCATCTGCTAAGAGTCTTAATCTTGATGAATATGTTGAGAGAAATGAAACTCTTAGGCATATCTCTGGGATTATGAACACTCCAATTAATATAGACAATGTTGCAGAACATGCAAAAAAGCTAAAGAAACTTGAATTTGCACGTAAGGTTCAATCTCAGCTAAGAACTATCTATTCAGATCTAAATGATGTTACTGGCGATGAGTCCATCAATGAAATCCTATCAGTTGCTGAATCTCCTATACAAGAGATTTGTCTTTCTTATATCAAAGAGGATGAACTCACTCCTCAATTAATTGGCGATGATATTGATGAATATATAGAGCATTTGCAAAACAATGTCGGTAAATCAATTGGCATTACAACTGGATTAAAAGCATTCGATGAGGCTATTGGTGGAGGCTTAAGGAGGAAATGCGTTGATCTTATTGCCGCTAGACCCAAAGCACTTCGTCATGGATCTTTGGTGTACACAAAATATGGACCCAAAAAAATTGAAGATATTCAGGCTGGAGATTCTGTGCTTCATCCAATACACGGATCAACAACAGTAACAGCCGTTTGGCCACACAGCAATATTGATATCTACCGTATCTATTTTAAGGATGGTGATACCGTGGATTGCTGCGAAGATCACATATGGCATGTTGAAAAGGCTTATGGCGACAATGGCGAGGAACTAAAGACAACCAAAGAATTAATCAATGATTTAACATATGGACCTCAAGGAAGATACAAGTGGTTCGTGCCCCTACCAAAAATTGTAGAATTTAGAGAGCAGCATGTGCCTATTGATCCATACGCTATGGGTGTATTGCTTGGAGACGGTTCCGTAGCTAATAATACTTGTGTTTATCATACTATGGACAATGAAATTCATGAGTATATGACAACGTATGCTGGTTCGCTTGGAATGGAAGTAAAAATAGATAATCAGCAAGAAAATAACAAAGCTACTTCCTATAGAATAAATGGACTACAGGATAAATTACGAGAAACTGGCATTTTTGGACATAATTGCTATAGCAAATTCGTTCCAAAAGAATATATCTATAATACCGTAGAGGTTAGGCTTGCTGTTCTTGCCGGTCTTTTAGATACAGATGGAGACTGTACGATTGATAGTAGAAGCAATAATTCCAGAGTAAGATTCGGATCTGTATCATTACAGTTATGTAAGGACGTTAAGGAAATAGTTCAGTCTTTGGGTGGTCTTTGCTCCATAAATAAAACACGAACAAAGTCCGAAGGTAAAGTGTTTGATTCTTATCGTTGTGAAGTTCGTTTACCAGAAGGAATCAATCCTTTTAGACTCTCACGAAAAGCTGAAAAATTTACTGGTCGTCAAATGGGACAACTAAAAAGAACAATTGTAAAAATTGAAAAAGTCGGACGGGATGACGCCAGATGTTTAACGCTGTCAGACAATGATGGTTTATTTATGACAGATAATTATATAGTTACTCATAATACGGGTAAAAGCTGCCTAGCAGATAATATCGCACTATATGTTGCTAGGACACATAATATTCCAGTTCTTATGCTTGACACAGAAATGAGCAAGCAAGATCACGTAAACCGTCTTCTTGCTAACATTAGCGAGACTGAGATTAATAATATTGCATCTGGCAAATTTTCAGATAGTGACCACATAAAGGATAAGATTATTGAAGGTGCTAATTTACTAAAAGATATTCCTTATGATTACATTAGTATTGCCGGTAGACCTTTTGAAGAAACTCTGTCTATTGCCAAGCGTTGGCTTATCAAAAGGGTTGGGTATGATGAAAATGGAGTTCTGAATGATTGCTTGATTATTTATGATTATTTGAAACTTATGTCTTCTACTAGTATCAATAATAATCTTGCAGAGTTTCAGGTGCTTGGCTTTCAGATTACAGCACTTCATAATTTCTGCGTTGAAAATGACTGCCCATGCCTGTCATTTGTTCAGCTTAATCGCGACGGCATTACCAAAGAAAGCACAGATGTTGTGAGCGGTTCAGATAGGCTTGTCTGGTTGTGTACAAGCTTTTCTATCTTTAAAGATAAAACAGAGGAAGAGAGATTGACAGACGGAATGAATTCTGGTAATAAGAAGCTTATTCCCGTTGTGTCTAGGCACGGGCCAGGAATTGATGACGAGGGCTATATATGCCTTCAAATGGATGGTAAATATGCGAGAGTGAGAGAACTTGGTACTATTAGGAGTATGAAACGAAATGAGCACAACAATCAACAGGGATTCTCAGATCAAACAAACATTGATTCTGAAGGCGAAGTTGATGAAGAAGATTTTTGATCTTTTTGAATTCTTCGGCATTGACGAGTATTACGAATCTAATAACCTTTTGATTAGTAGTTGCCCCATCCATGAGGGCGATAATCAGACAGCATTCAATATCAATATTAATGAAGATAATGAAGAACATTATGGCAAATGGTTTTGCAATACGAAGGGGTGTCATAATGATAAGCCTGGAAAAGATATTATTTCTCTAGTATGGATGCTTCTAGAAAAGAAGGAAGACAAAGAAGTAAAATTTCCAGAAGTAATTAAGTTCTGTAAGAACTTCTGTTCAGATGTGTATATTGATGAAGATAGTGTTAATGCCGTTAAAAATGATGTATTTGACAAGCTATTAAAACTTCAAAGCAAGAAAGTAATCAAACAGAATATCTCAAAGATTAACAGGGAATCTGTGAGAAGTAGACTTCAATTCCCAGCCACTTTCTACATTGAAAGAGGCTTCTCGGAAAACGCATTAAATGAATTCGATATAGGACTTTGCATGAATCCTAAAAGTCAAATGTATCAACGTGTAGTATTTCCGGTATACGATGAAAATGATGAATTCATGGTGGGGTGTACAGGGCGAACGATATCAAACAGTCCTAGAAAATGGATTAATCAAAAGGGGTTCAATAAGTCGAACTATCTATATAATTATGGAAAAGCAATCGAGCACATTAGAAGGGCTGAGACTATAATACTAGTAGAAGGACAGGGAGATGTAATCAGACTATGGGAGGCTGGAATCTATAACGCTGTTGGAATGTTTGGATCTAAGATTAGCGATTCTCAAGAATTCCTTATTCAAAAAACGGGCGTGTCAAATATTGTTATTATGACAGATAACGATGATGCCGGTAATGCCTGTGCTAAAGATATTGTGGAAAGGCTAAAATATCTTTTCAACATCTATATCGTTAAGCTGCCAAAGAATGACATAGGCGATATGTCTATTGAAGAAATCAATACAATTATTAAACCTCAGATTGAAGGAAAATATTAATGACAAAGATTATTGCACTTTCTGGTAAAAAGCAAAGTGGGAAAACTACTCTTGCAAATTATCTTCATGGGCATGAAATGAAGAGGCATGATGTAATAGAAAAGTTTTTTATATCACCTATTGGAGAACTTGTTGTAAACTGCACATTTCATGATGAGAACGGAAAAGAGTTTGAAGAAATGGGCGTGCTTGATCTTCAACAGAGAACAAACGAATTTTATCAATATGCTTCTAAGAGAGTTTGGCCCTTAGTCAGATGTTATAATTTCGCAGATTCTCTTAAAGAAATTTGTGTTATACTGTTTAATATTCCGCCAGAATGTGTGTATGGAACAGACGAACAAAAGAATCAAAAGCAGGAACATCTTCTATGGGAAAATATGCCTGGGGAATTCAATAAACTTGGCCCTATGACATCTAGAGAGTTTATGCAATTCTTCGGAACTGATATTATGCGTAAGATGTATGAGCCGGTATGGCTCGATAATTGTTTTAAGCGTATCGAAGAGGATAGTCCAGATATTGCTGTGATTGCAGATTGTAGATTTATGAATGAAATTAAAGCAGTCCAAAAAAATGGTGGTAAGGTAGTCCGACTAACTAGATCTCCACATCTTAGTAATCATTCTAGTGAAATAGATGCTGATAATTATGACGGGTTTGATGCAGTGATTGACAATAAGGATATGACAATAGAACAATCATGTGATGAATTTCTTAATGTCTTAATAGATATGGATATTACTAAAAAAATTAGAGATATTGGCAAATATACAGCTTCAATAAAGTAGGTTTAAAATGATTATATGTTATCACAGAAGTTCATCATTATCTACGCTAGAAATGTGCGAAATGAAATACTTCTTTCAGTATGTACTTGGCATGAAGGATAAAACAAATAAGAAAGCCGTTTTAGGCACAGTCTTCCACAGGGTAATGCAAGTGCTTGCTGACAAGAAGATTGCACAATCAAAGGGTGAAGAATTCCTAGAAAATGATGATCTAGAGAATTTAACTTTTGAACAATGTGACGACATTGAGCATGTTACTAAACTATGCTTTGATTACTATGTAGAGCATGAAGAAGATGTTGGCCTAAATAAAAAGGATTATGATACATGTGTGAAATGGGTAGAGAAAGCATTAGCATACAATAATGGAATGCTAGATCCAAGAAATCAGAACGTACATGCGACGGAATTATTCTTTGATATTACTATCAAGAAGCCTTGGGCTGAGTATTCTTACTTCGTAAATGGAGAAGAATTTACTGGACATTTAGCCATCAAGGGAACTATAGACTTGATTATCAAGGAGGATGATTCATACTTCCAGGTTCTTGATTATAAGTCTGGTAGAAGATTGAATTGGGCAACAGGAAGAGAAAAGACATACGAGGATCTTTGTTCCGATAAACAATTGCTTCTATATTTCTATGCTCTCAAAAATCTATATCCCGACCATGACTTTTACACGAGTATCTACTACGTTAATGATGGCGGCATATTTGACATAGTATTTTCTGATGATGATTATGATAAAGCTGAAAAAATGCTTAAAAATAAGTTCGAATATATCCGATCAATAGAATTGCCCAGTCTTCTATCTGAAGATCAATCTCATTGGAAATGCACTAAATTATGCAAGTTTTCTGAATTTCAGGCAGACAAAGAAAAAACGACTTGCAAATTTTTCCACGATATGATAAAATCAAAAGGGATGGACGAGGTAGTGTCCATGTATGCAGACCTGAATAAACTTGGTAAATATGGAAGCGGAGGCGGTAAAATAGAGGGCGTCAATAATAATGGATAAAAAACTTTGCAACATATGTAATAAATTGCTTCCAAAAACAAACAAATTTTTTTACCCTTGTAGAAATTATTTTCAGTCAACATGTATTCAATGCAAAAATTCAATACAAATAGACATTAATACGAATAATACAATATTGAAAATATGCAATGGATGTAATAAGCAAATGCCAGCTACAATCGAGTTTTTCCATAAATCTAAACGTGAAAGAGATGGATTAAGATCTAAATGCAAAAAATGCAGATCTTTAGAGAAGAAAGAATATCATATTAAAAATAGAGAATCTATATTGGAAAGAAATCGTAAATATGAATCTAGACAGGATATAAAAGAGAAAAAGAAAAAATATAGATCATCAGAAAAGTATCGTAATAAAAGAAATACACTTGAAAGGCAATTACGATCTAAAAACCCATCATATAAATTAGTTCAATGTTTAAGAAATTCATTCAATAGATATGTAAGAAAAAATAACAGCACCTTTTTATATATTGGGATTGAAAAAGAAAGTTTTATGGAATATATTGAGTCTAAATTTCAACCAGGAATGTCATGGGAAAATTATGGACAATGGCATATAGACCATATAAAGCCTCTTTCATCATTTAATTTTAATAACGAGGAAGAAATATATTTGGCGTGGAATTATACCAACCTGCAACCATTATGGGCAATTGATAATTTAATTAAAGGTAGAAAATGCTGAGAAACCATAGTCACTATTCGTTGCTATCTTCAATTTCTCGATCAAAGCAAATAGTTGACGCCTGTAAAGAAGCAGGCTACACATCGGCGGGCATCACAGATATAGCCACTATTAGTGGTTGTGTTAATTTTATACAGCAGTGTGACAAGAAATCTATCAAGCCAATTATTGGCTCTGAAATAATCCTAGATGATAACTCTAGAATCACCTTGGTTTGCAAGAATAATAACGCATGGACTCAGATGCTAAAAATTATTTCTATAGCAAACAGTCCAGACAATTACCAGGACACACCAAGAATAAGTTTTGATGAACTAATCAAGACTATTACCACTGACGATTTTGTGTGTGTTGATGGATATGTTGGGAGTAAGTTATTTTCTATCATCATGCCAAATATTGATTGTATATTTGACAATTTGGATGGGGACAGCACAAAGGATTGTCTTGCTAGCGATTATAAAGAACTAGCATCTAAGCATGTATCTACTATGCGTTCTATTTTCAAGAATTACTATCTTGAAGTAAATAAAACAGATCATGAATCATATCCTGTAACAAAGGTTGTGCATGATGTAATAATGGAGATTGATCCAAAAACAGAGATTTCTATACCAGATACATCTTCATATTATCCAGAAAGAAAAGATGCCGTAGACCATCGTGTATTGATTTGTACAAAACTGAAAACAACCATGAAAAAACTAGATCAAAAGATTATTGAAAAGAAAGATCTAGAATCTATTCGCTTCATCCGTAGCGGTAATTACTATATCAAAAACTCTGATTTTATAACAGAGCAGTATGGCGTAGCTATGTATGATAATCTTAAAAAACTAGAACAGAGTATTGATGATCTAGACATTTTGTCTAAACCTAAACTACCAGCGTTTGAAACACCGGATGGTAGTTCAGAAGATGATTACCTAAAACAATTATGTCGTGATGGCTGGAGAAGGCTTATCATGGATAAAATTCCCAAAGAAAAGCATGAAGTATATAAGGACAGAGTATTGAAAGAATTAGAAGTTATCCAGAAAGCCAATCTTGCTGGATATTTTCTAATCGTTCAGGATTACGTTAATCACTTTAGAGATATGGGCTGTCTGGTTGGACCAGCTCGTGGTTCAGGTGGCGGATCGCTTGTGTGTTATCTTACTGGTATTACACTCATTGATCCAATTGAATACAATCTACTCTTTGAGAGGTTTTACAATGAGGGACGAAATACAGCAGATCATGTTTCACTTCCAGATATTGATGTTGACTTTCCTCCAGACTATCGGGATCAAGTCATCCAATATCTCAAAGATAGGTATGATGAATCTAAAGTATGCCAAATGCTCACGTTTGGTAAACTCGCGGGACGCTCAATACTTAAAGAGGTTCTTAGAGTAAATGAATTCTGCGGTTTTGAACAAATGAATGAAATTACAGAAAAGATTCCAAACGAGGCTGCGATCTCAGACCTTCTTGAAGAAATGGATAATCCATCAGTTATTCGATGGACACTTGAAAACGACAAGAATGCTCTTATTGATTATTGTTGGCTTGATGATGATGGTAATCTACAGGGAGAATATGCTAAGATATTTGAGCAGGCAATGAGAATGGAAGGAATTTTTAAAACTCAGGGCAAACATGCCGCTGGCGTTGTGATTGCATCAGACGACTTGCAAATGGTTTGTCCTATGGTAAAATCTTCCAGAAGTTCAGAGCAAATCGCTGGGATGGAAATGGGCGACCTTGAAGCTATCGGTTGTGTAAAATTTGATATTCTTGGAGTAAATCTATTGAAGAAAATATCCGAAACGATACATGAGGTAAATGATGAACTATAGAGATTTTATTGTATATGACTTTGAAACGACTAGTGCTAATCCCAATACTACGCAGCCGGTACAGATTGCTGCAATTGCTATTCATGGCAGAAAGCTAGAGATTAAAGAAGGTTCTGAATTTCAATCTCTTATAAAGCCAGTATTTTGTCCAAAAGAATGCAAGAAACTTAACGTAGATCCACTTGAAGCGGGTGCTGTTGCTGTTCATGGTAAAACAGAGGAAATACTAGCAGATGCTCCATCAGCAGAATCAGTATGGAAAAACTTTACAGATTATGTCAATCAATATAATTTCAAGGGTGGCAATTGGGGTGCCCCAATTCAAGTAGGTTATAATATTCGTAGTTTTGATTCTATTATTGTCAATAGACTTTGCATGGAAAAACCTTATAAATTTGGGCCAGCCGATGATAAACGCGGAGAACAAAACCTGTTTAATAGACTTCATATGATTGACCTACTAGACTTTATGTTTGTTTTCTTTGAAAATAATAAAGAAGTTAACTCACTATCTGCTGATAATCTAGTCAGAGGTTATATGGGTTATTCTGCTGGAAAAGCACACGATGCTATGTCTGACGTTATTATGACTGCTGAATTGTTTTGTAGGACCATGAGAATGCTACGCACAACTGCTAGTAGAAAGAATTTTAAAAATGCATTCAAAAATTGATATCACTAATGTTCCAGAAAATGATGCCGATATATGGAAGATGATTGGAGAGGGCAGAGTTAAGGGTTGCTTTCAGATTGAAAGTCATCTTGGTAAAACATGGTGTCACAAATTAAAGCCAGAAAACATGACTGAGCTTGCAGCCCTTATTAGTATTATTCGTCCTGGTACTCTTAAAGCTATTGTAGATGGAAAATCTATGACTCAACACTTCGTTGATAGAAAGCATGGTAAGGAAGATATTCCAAGTCTTCATCCTAGTATTGACGGCTTGCTTCAGGAAACATATGGAGTCATTGTCTACCAGGAACAGGCAATGGAAATCTCCGTTAGAATGGCTGGATTTGATCTTAAAGAAGCGGACAATCTTCGTAAGGCTATTGGTAAGAAGAAGGCCGATCTTATGAAAGAAGTCCGTGGTAAATTCCTAGATGGATGCAAAAAGAATTACATAGATGAGGAAGTTGCAGAAGAAATCTTTGATATGATCGAAAAGTCTGCACGATATTCATTCAACAAGTCTCACGCCGTTGCATATGCTAAGATGGCATACTGGTCGGCATGGACAAAGTATCATTATCCAGAGAAGTTTTTCAAGCATTGGCTGAGGAACGCAGATGAGAAGATAGACCCGGATATTGAAAAAAGACAACTCATAATGGCCGCTAAGGCCGAAGATATCGAAGTGCGTGGACCAAACATTAACGTGCTAAAAGAAAACTTTTCATGGCAAGACAATGCTATATACTTTGGCATTTGTAATGTCAAGAATGTTGGCAAAGCACACCTAACTCAACTAATAGATGGGTTCAAAAGTCTTAAAGGGGAAAGAACGTGGCCTAATATTCTTGTTAATATTCTACCATCTGTAAATAAAAGGGCTGTAGAAAATCTTATCAAGACCGGTGCATTTACTGGATTAGGGAAAACTAGATCTGCAATGCTTCATGAATATCATTGCTATTTAGATCTTACAAAAAAAGAAATGCAGTCTATAAAAGAAAACATCAACATCACAGATTCGATAGCCGATATTGTACAAAGGTTTTTGTCCTATGGTCTAAAGAAAAGTGGGGGATTTATTTCAACAAAAGGAAGGCTAGACAAAGTAAATAACATACTTACTAGGATTAATAATCCTGGTAGGGATTTGTCAGATAACGGCATGGTGTACGCTAAAACAGAGGAAAAGCTTTTAGGCTATTCAATTAATCATTCCGAGCTAAATGCATGTTCAGAAGCGTCTAATGCAAATACTACATGCAAGCAGGTAAATGATGGAAAGACAGATGCATCTGTTCTGGCAGTAGTGATTAAAAGACTTAGAGAATATAAAACTAAGAACGGCGATATGATGGCTTTCCTATCAGTTGAAGATGAATCTGGAGAACTTGAAAATATTGTAGTTTTTCCAGACATCTACGAGCAAAACAAAGATATAATATATGAGCAGGCTACTGTCCTTATTTCTGGAGAGATACAGGATAAGCAACGAAACTCGTTCATTGTTGATAAGATTTTTTTGATATAGGATTGAATATGAATCATTGCTCGTTTTTAGGAAAATTGGTATCTAAAGAATTTAGCGATTTAACAGGTATTGAAAAGATTGATTTAATATTACATGTCGAAAATAAACGAAAGGTAAAAAAAGACATCAAAAAGATGGATTATGAGCGTCTGAACTTTGAAGCATGGGGCACAGCCGCTATAAGTATAGAAAATAACTTGACAGTTGACGATCACATGCTTATAATTGATTCTACGGCAAGGGCAGACAATGGAGATGTTCGCTTTAGGATTAACGAGTTTAAGATAATCAAAAAAGGAAATTGATATGAGCGTAAACGTTGAGCAGATGATTGAGGATAATAAGAAGCTTGTATATAGCATTGCAAATTCTATCTATATTAACAATAAGCTATTCTCTAAAGAAGATCTAATCCAGGTTGGATTTCTTGCACTATGCAGGAGCGGTCACAAGTATGATGAAACACGAGGAAAGGTTTCAACATTCATAACGCATTGTGTACGAAATGATATGATTAAGTTCATTAAGTCTAATAAGCTGCAAGGCGATCTTTTGTATACAGACAACTATAATATGAGTTATAATAGTAATTCAACAATGTCATGTATTGACTATAATGATATTTGCTGTGCTAAAACAGATCTAGAGAAAACAATTGTTGATATGAAAATCAGTGGCGAAACAAATAAGAATATTGCCGCCGCATTGAATATCTCACCAAATAAAGTGTCTAAAATAATCAAGACAATGAAATCACGAATGGATAAGAGGAATAATGTCTAGAAAAAAGAAAATATTGTTTATTTCAGAGGCTGCATATCTCAATACTGGATATGCAAAGTATAGTAAGGAGGTCATATCAAGAATCCATAAGACTGGAAAGTATGATATAGCCGAATTCTCCATTTATGGAAATGCAGAAGATCCAAGAAGGAAAAGTATTCCTTGGAAAAATTATTCAAATCTTCCAGATCCAAAAAATGAAAAAGAGGCATCATTATACGCCTCTAGTGCAGCTAATCAATTTGGTGCCTGGAGATTTGAAAGGGTATGCTTAGACTTTGAGCCAGATATAGTATTCACTATTCGTGACTTTTGGATGGATTCTTTTATATACCACTCACCA